CCTGCGAAGAAGCAGACGGTTTACCGCCGTGTAGCCCGACTCCCAGTCCACTTGAGGACTAGGAACTTCAGTATAGTACTGAAGTAGGCTGTCGGCAGTAGTGCGCCTCCGATGAACCGAACGTGACACGACCTGGAATCCCAGGATCTCCTTACGGAAGTAAGGTGGCTTATCAGGCCCCCTCTCCCTTTCGGATATTGTCACGTCTTGGTATGTAAGGCGGCGCACCACACCCAAAGGCTGGTTGGACGTAGGGCACATTTGCCGAAAATAGTCCGGCAATTGATTCCACATCCAGTCTGACAAGAGCCATAAGCCCTGCCGGTAGAAGTTATTACTAACCGCTACCCAAGAGACCAAACCCTTCGGCGTTGTTCCTGGTGCAAGATCACGCATGTATGTCGGGGTAACATCTACACCCCTGTATGCATCCATGCCGCAAGACTCGCGAAAGTGACCTTGCCAATGCGTTTTTGACGCATTGACCTTAAGCTGCAGATATTCTAGCAGCGATACCAGGGTCTCAACGTAACGAGACGGAAGAATAATGTCGTCCCCAAAGACTCGAACCTTCCGGGCGACCTTCTCGATGTTCAATCGGGTCGGTCTCAGACCATCCTCGTACAACGCGACTGCATAACAGCACATTGCGTAAAAGATAGACTGTACAGGGAAGGTAACAGCAGAGCCCATCGCAGCAAACTTCCTCATCCCGAAGGTAGGGAAGCTACACTGCGGCACCCCACACTCTATAAAGTGTGTGCGGGAATGCATCAATGCACGCAAGAGACTCCAATTGGAGCCAAAGGCGCGCTCAACAGCCCAGCAAGAAAGGCGGTCAGACGCTGCGGATAAGTCCACAGTCGCATAATCACCTGTAAGTGAGGCCATAATGGCCCACTCTTTACTAGGTCGCTGATCTAGAAAGGATATGGAACTGCCAAGCGACACCGGCAAATGAAGCCGGAGCCACTTCAGAAGTGCCTGTTGGCACCACTGGTTAGCCGTTGGTTCGGATGCGATAAGTCGAGGTCCCTTGAGAGTTTTTGGCACCGCCAATAGTCTCGCAGGGCTTTCTCTATCATCACATACCGCTCCATAAGGCAGATCGGAGAACTCGCAATGTCTCGCGAGTACTTCGCGGAAGAAGAAGCTGTCAAGCTTCCTCGACCAAGTCGGGAAGAGGTATTTATCCTCTCCTGTCTTTTGATCTGCGACGGCGCCGGGTCCGTGCTGCGGGTAGAGCTCGTTGATGTCAACCTCTGGGAAGAGGCTGATTGTGATCCGGCACACGCTGTCGAGGACTCGTAAGAGCCCTTTGCAGCCGTACCCCGGTCCACCACCAAACAACTCGGGCTCGTGGAAGTCAAGCCGGCGAAAAGCCAGCATAGGATCAACACGGTCCCAGCGATAGCTGGGGAGCCGTAAAGACCTATCGATCTCCACAAACTCCATGACTGACTCAGCAACTGCTTCATCAGTTGGCTCCTTTCTGACCTTCTTAAGCAGCAGAAGTAGCTGCCTAAGGAAGAAAATAACAGTAGGGTCCGGTTGTTGAGCAAGAATACCTTCACCAGAGAACAAGGAGTACCACAAGGAACCAAAAAGAATCGATCCCTTCTTCCATGACCCTAAGGTCGGAGGAAGCTTGGTGATATCCAAATATCCCACGGAAAGGCCCTTTTCTAAGGCCCTTGCTGCGTCGGGGAAGTCTATCATGACCACCCGAAGCCCGCGAGATTTCACCAGTGTTTCCAGACGAGACAGGGTCTCGACCGGACGCAGGTCTAGTTGAGGGAGCCACCTTGAACCATCATTGATTAGCGGTTCGTAGAGGCTTCTAACCAGACCATGTTCTTCAGTCCGTTCCATTTTGCAGGTCCTTCGATGTTGGAGCTGTGAAAACGAACTTGGAAAGGCACTCTTACCACCACCAAGGCCCCCGGGCTTTCACCCAAGGGTCCCAGTGTCCATCCAGCGACGCTACGACTCGCGATCGGCTAGGTTTCCCACAATAGTAGTGGTAGCCCAACCGACGAGCGCATTCGTGCACCGTGTGGATGAGGTTTTGTCCTGGACATTCTCGAAGGTTTTCATCGAGAGCCAAGATGATACCTGGCGTAGGAATACGCCGTTGGCATCATAGTGGTCAACGTCGAGTTTCGCAGTATGCGCCTCGCCGCTGCCACCCCGGCCTGGGATGGAGTGTCGTACTGTCAGAGTGAACTTTTCAGTCCCTCCGTCCAGATAGTATTGGGCGGAGAACCCATCATCTGCGATGCGCGAGAGTACTTTTGCGACCGCATTGTAGGTGATACTCTGAGTTGTTCCAAGCATGGCTAGGTTTCCTTCTGTTGGGATCTGGTGTCTCGCGACACTAGCTGACAAGAGGACCGCTTCGGCATTAGCGCTTAACGGCCCGTAGTGCAGATGCAGTTACAAGACTCCCCAGAATCGCCGTCTGATGGCCCGAAAGAAACGGGGTCCACGCAAACGTCGGGCTGGGGTGCGATGCAACGAACCTACGCTTCGCTGTAATATGGCCTTCGCCACCACTACAGCTAACTTGACTCGAAGGCACAGTGTGTACCTCCGACCGGGTTTTGACCTCCAGTTCAGTTCGGATCATGACGCAGAGCTTCGATAGCTTCCAGGGAATAAAGTTCCTGGTAGCTGCGAAGACATCTCCGACATTGGCCATGTAATCAATAAACCATGACCAAGGGATTATCTCCCATATCTGACTGGCTGATAAGTTGAGACCCAAAGCGGCGCGCATTGCGGCCGATTCAAGTTGACCTGGTCCTGAAAAGCCAGATAAGTTAGCCTTTATTCGGGCAGTGTACCAAACTTTATCGGTCCACTGATAGTCTATCTGTACAGATAGACCCCCCACAGTACCAGACTCTGAAGTCGCAGGAGAGCTTCCCCCGCCAAGATTTCTCTTGACGCGTTTGCCCTTCTGCATCCCTTCCAAGAGAGCCTTCCGCTTCGCTATACTATCTGCAAAGTCTAGCAGACTTGCTAAGTCGGAAAACAAGGGTCTCCAACCAAAAGAATAGGCTAGATACCCTCCTGCTACATCACTGGCCTTGGCGGCGCCTCTTAAGACGTCACCTAAGCCCTTGATCATACGCGGTAGGTCCTTTAGCTCGAATATGAACACAGGAACATCCACGTCGGGACGACTAGGATTGGCGTTCGCCAATGCCTTAGTAATCCAGTAGCCCGAGTTGACACTCGGTAACGCGTGCGTTGGATAGTTACGCAGAGGCGATACATAGGAATTGTACTGGTAGTAGGTGAGAGAGGCCACGTCATTGACGCGCCCATTCCACCTTGCCACGTTCCTACTCCTCTTAATGAGCACCAACGG